GTTTAGCTTCTCAAACAGCATTATCAGCAAGTATAGCATCAACTGATGCAACTCAAACTGCAAACATCACAACTGCACAAAATAGTGCAAATGGTGCTTTTGCAAGTGCTTCCGCTTATTCAGCAAGTGCAGCAACGGTAGCTATTACAAATGCAAATAGTGCAGCTGGTGCTTTTGCAAGTGCAAGTGCTTATAGTGCAAGTGCAGCAACTTCATTTAGTGCAAGTGTAGCTTCTCAAACATCATTATCTGCATCTATCGCAACTTCAATAAGTGCTTCTTTAGCAACAATTACAATTGATTCTTCTTCATTAGAAACTTCAATTGTAAATTTAAGTAGTTCAGTAGCAACTTCATTTAGTGCAAGTGCAGCATCTCAAACAACTTTATCAGCTAGTATTGCATTAACAGATGCAACACAAACAACAAATATCACAGCAGCTTCTGCAAGTGCTTGGGGAGCATTCCAAAGTGCTAGTTCTTATTCAGCATCAATTTATACAAGAGATGCAAATCAAGATACAAATATTACAGCAGCTTCTGCAAGTGCAGCTGGTGCTTTTGCAAGTGCCTCAGCATACTCTGCAAGTGCAGCAACCGCTTTAAATAACTTAAGTAGTTCAATTGCTTCTACTGATTCAACTCAAACTACTAACATTAGTGCAGCTTCGGCAAGTGCAGCTGGTGCTTTTGCTTCTGCATCAGCTTATTCTGCAAGTGCAGCAACTTCATTGAATACCTTAAGTTCTTCAGTAGCTTCAACAGATGCAACACAAACTACAATTACATCTAATGTATTTGCAAGTGCTTCAGCTTACTCAGCGAGTGCAGCAACTGCTTTAAGTGGTTTAAGTTCTTCAGTAGCAACAACAATAACTAATGCAAGTTCTTCAGCATACTCAACGTTTGCTAAATTAAGTGGTGGTAACGTATTTACCGGTGCACAAACTATAACTGGTTCTATATATGTAAGTGGAGATTTAGTTGTACAAGGTGCTTCATCATTAGTAAATGTAACAGCAAGTGCGGTTACATTGGGAACTAATACAATATTATTAAACACAGCAACTCCGGCAGTTAGATTTGGTGGAATTGCGGTTATAGATAGTGGTTCAACACAATCTACTGGCTCTCTATTATGGGACACAGTAAATAAAGGTTGGGTTTACCAAAAATCTAGTGGTTCTTCATATCATGGTGGTGCTTTAATTAGTGGACCAAGAAATAGTGGCTCATTAGGACAAGAACAAACTACTAACGCAAATGCAATATTAAAAGGACAAGGAGGAGACCACTTAACTTCATCAGTAATGACTGAAGATGGAACTACTTTATGGATTCCTATTAATTTAAGTGTAAGTGGATCTACAGGATTTGCAGAATTAACTGGAAGTTTAGCTTCATATAGTTCATCAGTAGCAACTAGAATTAATACAATTGAAACAACATATGCAACTTCTGCTTCAATAGCTAGTGCAACTGCAACTTCAATTTCAACATTAAGTGCTTCTATTTATACAACAGATGCAACTCAAACTACAAATATTACAAATGCTTCTGCAAGTGCAGCTAGTGCTTTTGCAAGTGCATCAGCTTATTCTGCAAGTGCAGCAACGGCCTTAAATAGTTTAAGTTCTTCAGTAGCTTCAACAGATAGTACACAAACAACTAATATAACAAATGCTTCAGCAAGTGCAGCTGGTGCTTTCGCAAGTGCTTCAGCATATAGTGCAAGTTTAGCTTCTACAATTTCAACAAATAGTGGTAGTGCAGCAACTTCATTCTCTGCAAGTTTAGCTTCTCAAACAGCTTTATCTGCAAGTATTGCTTCAACTGATAGTACACAAACTACAAATATTACAGCAGCTTCTGCAAGTGCAGCTGGTGCTTTCGCAAGTGCTTCAGCTTATTCAGCGAGTGCAGCAAGTGCTTTAAGTTCACTAAGTAGTTCAGTAGCTTCTACGGATTCAACTCAAACTGCAAATATTTCAACTGCAACCGCAGCCGCAGCAGGTGCTTATGCAAGTGCTTCAGCTTATAGTGGTTCATTCTATACAACTATAAACACGGTTATTGGAACAGTAACAACAGCTCAAAACTCTGCAAATGGTGCATATGCATCTGCAAGTGCTTATAGTGCAAGTATTTACACAAGAGATGCAAACCAAGATATACTTATAACTGCAAACTCTGCAAGTGCAGCTGGGGCTTTTGCAAGTGCAAGTGCTTATAGTTCATCAATTGCAAACAACACAGTAACTTTCAATGGTAGTGCGGTTAAATTAGGTGGTAGTGCAACAATTAAAGCATCTACAACTAACGTATTAACAATAGGAACTGGATTAAGTGGAACTTCATTTGATGGTTCTTCAGCTGTAACAATTGCTAATAGTGGTGTAACTTCAAATGTTGCAGGAACCGGTATTTCAGTAAGTGGTGCAACAGGTGCAGTAACTATTACAAATACAGGTGTAACATCAATTACCGGTACTGCAAACCAAGTTATTGCAAGTGGTGGAACTGGAGCGGTAACGTTATCATTACCACAATCAATAGCAACAACATCAGCAGTAACTTTTGCAAGTGTAACTGCAACTGGTGATATCGTAGCTTACTCTACATCAGATAGAAGACATAAAAATAACATTGTAACAATTTCAGATGCATTATCAAAAGTATCTAAATTAAATGGTGTGACTTGGGAATGGAATGATGATGTTGATGCAGTAACTAAACAATCACCTAAGACTGGTTTAATTGCACAAGAAGTTCAAGAAGTTTTACCTGAAGTAGTAACTGAAAGAGAAAACGGATTCTTAGGATTAGATTACTCTAAAATGGTTGGTTTATTAGTAGAAGCAATTAAAGAACAACAACAACAAATAGCTTCTTTAACAATCGAAGTAGAAAAATTAAAGAAGAACAATAGCTTATAAGAATGTATGATGTATATTATACAACAGGTTTCGGAAATAAAGTAGGTGCTGGTAGTGATGTTTGGGTGAACAATTTTGTAGAATACGTTGTTCCTCACTTAAAAGTAAAACCTATCCTACTTATACATAGAAAAAGACCAGATGATTTTGAGGGGGACAAGTTCCCCCTCGAAATTTATTGGCAAGTGGATGATAAAGAAAAGTTCGATGAACTTATAAATGGTGCTCGGCGAATACACATACTACACGGACACTATTACCCTAACTCAGCAATCCTAAACAATTTGGACAAGATTGAAAGTTATGTAATGCATAATTCAATTGATATGTCTCTCAAAGCTGGATTATTTTCAGAAGCACCTGGTATGCAACATTATGGAGCAGACTCGGAGTGGGAAACGAATATAATTAAATCAGCTAAGAAAAGAATTTGGATAGGATTATTTCAAACTCCAAAGCATGCAGAGTACGATTTCATAGATATTCCTAATTATTATGAATTTACAAATAATTTAGAATTGAGTGATAGTACAAAAGTAGGATTTGCAGCAAGAACTGAAACAAGAAAGAGAGTTTGGTATTTAGAAAATATAGATTGTTTTTTATTTACAACTATAAAGGTACTAAACAATGTGTGGGAGAAGGGATATGGGGTGAATTTCAAAAGAGCTAAACGATATATGTTTGACTATCAAAAGTTAGATTGGTTTTATCGATTAGATTGGGGAATTTCACATAGTTGTTTTAATTATGAACCATTTGGATATTCAATATTTCAAGCGGTTGATTATGGAAAACTACCTATATTAAGTAAAGATTGGATGAAAGATTGGACATATCCGTTTAGAGCAGAAAGTAAAACTGAATTTGAACAGACTGTACAATGGATTAAGAATAGTGATTACGAATATAAAAAACATTGGTTCAACAAATTAAAAGAATATATGTTGGAGTATTCGGATAGAGATATGTGGGTTAAAAATTTATTAGATATTTATAATAGTTAAAGGAAAATAATATGGCAAAAACAAATTTAAGTTTAGGAGCATTATATGGTGCATGGAGTGGAACGGCTCGTACTTCTCAATCATCATCTTTAAATGCAGCAAATGGATTAGCAGGTACAGCGGTATCTATGAGTTCTTTTGCATTTAATAGTGTTTCAATCACACAACCATTTACTTATATAGTAGAAAATACAACGGAAAATGTAACATTTACATTTAGTACAGAAGGTATTGCGTTTGATAATAGAATTAAAACCGTAGCTGCAAACTATTTGGTGACAGTAAGTGATAATACTTATTTTTCAGTTGGTACAAAAGGAGCAACAACCGGTATTACTGCAAATAATTTAAATGGTACAACATATAGTGGTTCAAATGCTACAACATTAACAGCAACATATAATGATGGTTATAATATAAATGCAACAAACTATAATGTGGCATCAACAAAAACAATTTATTCAGTAGATTCTTACAATGGTATCAATTCTGATGCATTATGTGTAAGTACTGATACTGATATTTTATTAGCAAATGGAACTACTGTAAAAGCAGCGGATTTATATGTTGGTGATACAATTAAAACATTTGTTCCTACTGATATGCCGTCTTGGTTACCTGAAAATGATCCAGGTGAATGGTATTGGTGGTATAAAAACACAAATGATGGTGCAGTAGTAGATGCAACAATTGGTAATATTTATTTTTCTTTCATTGATACATATGTTCAAATCAATTATGGTGAAATTAAAGTAACTCACGCACATCCTTTCTTTGCATGGGATGATATTACAGAAACCTATCAATTTACAAGAGCAGAAGATTTAACAGAAGGTGATAAAATTGTTAAATATAATTCAGAAACAGGTGAAATTGAAGATATATTAGTAAGTAAAGTAGAATTTATTAACAAAACATTAGAAATTGCAACAATCACAGTAGATGTAGCACATACTTATTTAGCTAATGGATTTGTTTCACATAATAAAGGTAGTGCAACTGCACCAATACCTTGGACAAACTTAGTATGTTATTTAGATGCTAACTTTACAGCATCATATACAAGTGGTACAAACTTTAATGATTTAGCGGGTTACTCTACCGGTTTTAACTTAACAGGTGGTAGTGCAAATCCAGCAATCGCAGCACCAACTTTAAATGCAGGACCACCAAAATCATTACAATTTGCTAGTGGTAAATATGGTATTAAACAGCAAGCAAACACAAGTGGTACTGGTAACTCATATTTTAATACAACAACTGCTGGCTATACTATTATAGTATTAGTAAATGCTAGTGCAGGTAATATATTAAGTAGAGGTACAGACTATACATTTGCAGCAAGTGGTACTACAATGAGTTTAACATCAACACCAAATGGTAATACTACATCATCAACAACTACATTAACTGGTTGGAGAATGTTAGCAGTTACATCAGGTAATGGTACAACTTCATTCTATAATAATGGTTCATTAGTTAGTTCAGCCGCATCAACATCAGCAGCTACAACAGGTACTTCTGATATTTATTTAATGCAGAACAATACTGGTGCTTTAGGTGGATTCTTATTCTATCAAAGAGCATTAAGTTCAACTGAAATCAGTAACATATATAACAACTTCCATACAAGAACATCATATGTTTAATAGTGTTTGGGAATAAAAATATATATTTATATATAGAATAAACAAATAAAGATTATGGCAAAAATTAGAGATGAACAGTTACAAATTTTACAAGAACTAAAAGGTAAATTCAACGAACTAACTTTCTTAATTGGTAGAAATCAAATAAGACAAAAGGAATTAAAAATCAAAGAGGAACAAATGTTCGAAGAATTTACAAAATTAGGAATAGAAGAGCAAGAATTTTTATCTAATATCCAAAAAGAATATGGAGATGGTAATTTAGATACGAATACTGGCGAATTTACACCTAAAGCATAACAATAATATATTTTTACAACTATATTTGTATATTTATATTAGAATATTATAACATAATTTATAAGGAGACAACATAAAATGGCTGAAAAATTAGTATCACCTGGTGTGTTTACAAGAGAAAACGATTTATCATACATAGCACAAGGAGTTGGAGCTATTGGTGGAGCAATTGTAGGACCTTTCAAACAAGGACCAGCGTTTAAACCAACAATCGTAACATCACCTTCGGAGTTAGAAGATATCTTCGGTGCAGCTGATGGAACATATTACACAGAATTAACTGCTCAAAACTATTTAAGAGAAACTGGTTTAGTAACAATTTGTAGAGTAGCAGGTATAGGCGGATATACAGATGAAAATTCAGCGTATATTAAAGCAACATCTGGTAGTAATAGTGCAGTAGTTGGTGTATTGTATAGTACACAAAATGGTTCAATTACAGGAAGTTCTTTTCATAGTACAACTAATGGTAATTTTGTAGTTAATGATGGTACTGGAAATTATTCAGCATCATTAAATAGTAATTCAACTGCTTCTATTGAGCATGTATTTGGTACATCTCCATTAGGACAAAAAGGAGCTTATACTTACGCATTATTTAAAAATAGTGGAGTTAATTTTAATTCAGCTACTACATTATCTATTGAATATAATGGTACACAACAATATGCAAGTGATGCAACTTATGCTTCTACACCTTCTATTCAATCTCAATTGATTGGTGGTAATAGATATGACCTATTTACAGTTCATACTTTAGCAGATGGTAATGTTGAAAATACAAGATTCAAAGTAACTATTGGTAATGTAAAACCAGCAGGTTCAGTAGCGGGTTCTGATTATGGTACATTCTCATTATATGTAAGAGCATATGGTGATACAGATAAAAAACAAACAGTATTAGAACAATATAATAATATAACTTTAGATCCTAATTCAATAAACTACATTAGTAGAGTTATCGGTGATACATTAGAAACAATTGATGATAATGGTAAAGTAACAGTAACTGGTGATTGGGCTAATAAATCTAAATATATTAGAGTTGAAACAAAAGATTCTTCATTATATCCTGTGGTAGCAGTACCTTATGGACACGATGTTTATACAATTCCATTTGCAACTAATGGTGATGATGAATTAGTACCGGCTGTAACTTATGCAACGGGTTCAACGTATGTATATGCAGGTATTGATTTAGAAGGTAATCCTGATAACTCAGTTTATTTAAAGCCAATTCCATCTGATGCAGGTACAGGAGTTAATACAGCATTTGGATTAGATTCAGTAGCTGGTTTACCATTAACTGGTTCAGTAGCATCTGATGTTGCAAAAAGAATATTCAATGTAGCTTTCCAAGGTGGTTTTGATGGTTTAAATCCAACAATTCCTTCATATAAAGGTGCAGATATTACTTCAACAAATGCACAAGGTTTAGATTGTTCTACATCAACTGCGAATGGTACAAAAGGATATGTAAAATGTTTAGATGCATTATCAAATGTAGATGAGTGGGATATTAATTTATTAGTAACTCCGGGTGTTAATCATATGGACCATCCTGCGGTAACACAATACGCAATGGATATGGTTGAGAATAGAGCAGATACATTCTATATTATGGATGCAACTGCATTAACAACTAATAGTACAGAAGGTATTGCAAATGCAGTAGCAGTAGCAGAATCATTAGATACTAACTACACAGCAGTTTACTATCCTTGGGTTAAAACAATTGATACAAACACAAATAAATTAATTGCAGTTCCACCTTCAGTATTATTACCAAGAGTTTATGCAGCTAACGATGCTTCATCAGCTGAATGGTTTGCACCTGCAGGTTTAAATAGAGGTGGTATCACTGGTGCAGTAGCAGTATTAGATAGATTAACTCACTCTGATAGAGATACTTTATACGAAGGAAAAGTAAATCCAATCGCTCAATTCCCTGGACAAGGTATTGTAGCATTTGGACAAAAGACTTTACAAAGTAGACCTTCAGCGTTAGATAGAATTAATGTAAGAAGATTGTTAATTGCAGTTAAGAAATACATTGCATCTACAAGTAGATACTTAGTATTCGAACAAAATACAACTGATACTAGAAACAAATTCTTAAATGTAGTTAATCCTTATTTGGAAAACATTCAACAAAAACAAGGTTTATACGCATTCAAAGTTGTAATGGATGATACAAACAATACTCCAGATGTAATTGATAGAAACATCTTACAAGGTGCTATATTCTTACAACCAACTAAAACAGCTGAATTTATTCAAATTGATTTCAATGTTTTACCAACTGGGGCAACTTTTAACGCATAAATTAAAAAAAGATATACTTATAATAAGTAAAGGAGAATAAACAATGGCTGACGTATTATCATTTGATAAGATATTTTATACCAACTTTGAACCAAAGTTAGCAAATCGTTTTATTATGGAAATTGATGGTATTCCATCTTACATGGTAAAAACTGCAAACAGACCTAAGTTAGAAAGTGAAGTTGTAGAATTAGATCATATCAACTTAAAGAGAAAAATTAAAGGTAAATCAAATTGGACTGATATTACTATTACATTATACGATCCAATTGTACCAAGTGGTGCACAATCTGTAATGGAATGGATTAGAACATCGCACGAATCTATCACTGGTAGAGACGGTTATGCAGATTTCTACAAAAAGAATATCGATTTCTATATGTTAGGACCTGTTGGTGATAAAGTAGAACAATGGAAAATCGTTGGTGCTTGGATTTCTTCTGCTGAATTTGGTGATGTAGATTGGAGTTCAAACGATCCAGTTATGATTACATTAACTATCACTTACGATTACGCAATCTTAGAATTCTAATATAAAAGATATAAAAAGAAAAGGGAGACATTATTTGTTTCCCTTTTTTATTTTCATTATATTTATATATACAAATATATAGGTATGACATCAGTAGAATTTACATTATGGTTAAAAGGTTTTATGACTGCTTGTAATGAGTATTCACCTACACCAAAACAATGGGATATAATTAAAGAAGAATTAGATAAAGTAAGTGATAATATTGGAACTCCTATTGGACCAGGTGGATGGGGAACACCTAATATGAGTCCAATAACACCAACTCCATATATTCCACCATATCCAAACGACCCATTTAATCCATTTAAAGTATATTGTGGGGATCCAAATACAGGAACAGCACAACCTAATTTTGCAATTACAACAACACCAGGATATGGTTCTATTTCAATTGCTAACCCTAATTTAGTATCATGGGGTTCTGGTTCATTAACAACTACAACAAATGCAAATTTCCCAATATCGGGTAGCAATGTTACTTATACAACATATCAACCTTATACAACAGGACCGGATGCAAAAAACAAAAAAATAAAAAAGAAATAGTTATATAAAACAAACAAAAAGTTATTATGGAAGAAAACGTAGGTATACAAAGAGGTGGAGTTCCAACAATTCCAACACAACCTCAACAAACAGCAGCAACATTTGATTTTCCAACGCAAGTTATATCATTACCATCGGAAGGTAAAGTATATGCAGAATCAAATCCTCTTAGTAAAGGAACATTAGAAATTAAATATATGACTGCTAGAGAAGAAGATATTTTAGCAGATAGAAATTTAATTAACAAAGGTATAGTTTTACAAAAATTATTAGAATCAGTAGTGGTTCAACCTGGTGTTAATCCAGATGATTTAATTGTAGGTGATATCAATGCAGTTTATTTAGCAACTCGTATGTTAGGATATGGTCCTGATTATGATGTAGAAGTAACTGACCCTTTTAGTGGTGAAAAACAAAAAGTAACAATTGATTTATCTCAAATTCAAACTAAAGAAGTTGATTTTAGTAAATTGAATTCATCTAATAGATACGAATTGGAATTACCTGTTTCTAAAAAGAAATTAGTAGTTAAGTTACTTACCCACAAAGATGAAAAGGATATTACAGCTGAAATAAATGCATTAGAAAGATTAACAAAAGGTAAGAGTGTAGGAAATGAAGTTACAACTAGATTCAAATATATGATTTTAGAAGTAGATGGTAATAGTGATAGAGGATTTATTAATAAGTTTGTTCCAAATATGTTAGCAGGTGATACTAAGGCATTAAGAACATTCTTTAAAGATATTTCTCCAGACTTAGATATGACATTTCAATTTACATCTGATTTAACGGGTGAAACGGAGGCACTTTCTATCCCGTTTGGGGTTTCCTTTTTTTACCCTACCACCTAATTACACAAAATCACTATACGAAGAAATATTTTTCTTGGTTTTTAGTGGTGGTGGTGGATTTACGTTTGGTGATGTGTATAATTTACCATTACATATACGAAGAATGTATGTTAATCAATTGGCAGATATTAAAAAGAAAGAACAAGAACAAATACAAAAAGCAAATAGTAAAGTTAGGAGAAGATAAACTCCTAACTTTTTGTTTTATATGATATTTATATAAAATCATGCAAAGATATGGAACAAAACCCAAAAAAATTAAGTGAAGGATTAGTTTATAATATTATAGATCAATTTTTTAAATCTATGCAAAATAGAGCAGGTGAACAATTTTACAACAAAGTAAAAAATACAGATTTACATCCTGAAGTTAAGCAAATGATGAAAAAAATGGCAGATGATAGTGCAGAATTAGAAAGAGTAATGAAAAAATATCATTTAAAATAATCAAATTAATTAATGGCTGCTCAAAGAAAAGATTTATCTGGATTAAATGCAAATGAACTAGAGTCATATGGCAAACTTATGGCCAGAATTAAGAAAGATTTGGAAATAAAAAATGAGTTACAAGCCAAAGGAAATGCATTAACTGAAAAAGAAGCAGAACGATTAGAAGAAATAAATGGATATCTAAGAGAAAACAGAGAAAACTATAAAAAATTAGTTGAAAAAATAAAAGAAGCAAATAAAGCTTCGGAAGAACAGGCAGATTCAATACTATCAATTGGTAAGAATTTAAAGGATATGGGGCCAATGTACAAACCATTTGCCGACCAATTGAAAGGTTCTATGGATATTTCAAATAAAATATTTGAAAGTATAGTAGATATTAAGGATGAATTTACATCTGATATTGGTTCTAATTTTGTTAAAATGGCAAATGAATCATTAACTGATTTAATCGACATTTCAAAATTAAGTAGAGAAGATAGAGAAGAATCTTTGGCAAAGCAAACTGCATTACAAGGGCAAATAAGTGCAATGAAACAATTGATTCCTGCACTACAAACCTCTACTGAATTATCAACTGAACAAAAATTAGAATTATTTAAAATGATTAGTGCATTGGAAGGATTAATTCCAGTAGCAGATAAATTTTCAAATATATCAGAAGAAACAAAAGAAATTTACGGTGAAATACAAGGTGATATAAAAAATATAGGTAATATATTTAGAAAAGTTGGAGCCTATGCTGAAATTTTTATGCAAGGTTGGCAACAAAAAGTAGGTTTAGTTGCAATTGGTATTGGCGAAATTTTTGAAGAATTTGTAGAAGTAAATGATGAAATAGGTGGTGCAGTTTGGGAGATGACCGCTTTTAAAACACAAGCATTTGCAATTAGTAAAATATTAGGTGAAGAAGCAGGTAAAGCAGTAATTAGTTTAGGTTCAAAATTAGGTGATGTAAGAGAATTATCAAGTGGATTAGCATTTGATACTGGGTTTATTGCTAAAAATATGGGATTAAGTGGAGATGAAGCAGCGGGGTTAATTAATACATTTGGTAATTTACAAGGATTATCATCAGAAACGGCATTAAATACATATGCAGCTACTAAAGAATTGGCAATGCAAAATGGTGTAGCACCTAAACAAGTTATGCAGGATATAGCTAGAAGTGCAGAAACGGTTGCATTATTTAGTAAAGATGGTGGAAAAAATATTGCAACAGCAGCAATTGAAGCAGCAAGATTAGGAAGTAATTTAAATACCGCAGGTAAAATGAGTGATAACTTATTAGATTACAATAATTCAGTTGCAAAAGAAATGGAAGCTAGTGTTTTATTAGGTAGAGATTTAAATTTAGGAAAAGCAAGAGAATTAGCATATGCAGGTGATATAGCCGGTGCACAAAAAGAAGCATTACAAGCAGCAGGTGGTATCGAAGAATTTAATAAAATGGATTACTTCCAAAAGAAAGCAGTAGCAGAAGCATTGGGTGTACAAGTAGATGAATTGCAACAAATGAGTGCAAATTTACAAAGAGCTAGTACTCCAGCAGGAATATTAGAAGGAACATTCAGTTCAATGAAAGAAGGAGTAGAAGCAATTACTAATACTTGGGGTGGACAATTGTTGAAATTATTAGGTGGTGGCTTAATGTTGATGGGTGATTTTGGTAAAGAATTAAAAGGAGTTAGAGAAGGATTTGGTATAGTAAAAGATACAGTAGGTGCAGTTACAGGTTCATTAAAAGATGGACAAGGATTTTTTAAATCAATGGGTAATGGATTAAAAGCATTGGTAGGTGGTAAAAAACCAGATATTCCTGGTTCAGCAGCAACTCCACCTGCAAATACACCTGGAAATGGGCCAGCAGAAGCAATGAAAAGTGGTAGTAAAATTAATATGAATGATGCAATCAAAGGAGCAGCTGCAATGTTAATTATGGCAGCAGCTGTATTTGTATTAGGAAAAGCATTACAAGAATTTAATACGGTAGATTGGGCATCATTAGGAAAAGCAGGTGTAGCATTAGTTGGATTGGGATTAGCTATGTTTGGATTAACTACTTTGTTAGCACCATTAGCAGAAAGTGGTGTATTATTTTTGGTAGCAGGTGGTTTCTTAGCATTTGGTGCATCTTTATATTTGGTAGGAGCAGGAACTGCATTATTTGCACAAGGTGTTAGTTCATTAAGTATAACAATGAGTGGTATTGGTGAAACATTAGAAACATTAGTAGCAGTAATTCCTCAAATATTTATGTTAGCTTTAGCATTTAGTGCATTAGCAGGAGCTTTAGCTCTATTATCAGTAGCAGGTTTATCGGCATTACCAATATTAGCTGGTTTGGCAATTGGTGGTGGCTTTTTAATGAATTTAGTTGGTGGTGGAGGAGGTGGAGCATCAAATAATCAAGATAAATTATTAGAAGAAATTGTAGGATTAAGACAAGA